AGACCATATATTTCACCGTCTTATTACGAAACGCAGTCGAGAGAATCTATGATTGTTCGTAAAATGCGTAACAACATTATGAAGTCTATTCCTAAGAAATGGGATAATCCGGTACAGGCATATGAATATAACACGATGGACGCTACATACAGGGAAGTACAGGAAGAGATCGAACAGAATGCCAATAAAGAGGAATTCATTCCAGAACCAATGGCAATCGAAGAACAGCCAAAACAGCCAACAGTTGCAGAAGCCGTACAGCCAGCTGAGAAGGAACCAGTTCCGGCAGCAGGTAAAGAACCAGAGATTCCAGATTTTATGAAACAGGAGGAATAAGATATGTCAATAATTCATTCAGTGTTTGAGTCATTGCTTTATATCTCATTCTTACCATTGTTAGGCGCAATAATTTATGCGGTCGCAAAGGATAAGACCCGACCATTGTTCATAGCCTCGGCAGTATCACTTGTTATGAATATTCTTGTTCAACTTACGAGGTGATAGCATGATCGGGACGTTAGAAGAAGTTATGAAAGATATGAAATGTGGAGTATTTGACTTCACAAAGGACGGTAAATGCAGTGGTTGCGGACAATGTTGTAGCAACTACTTGCCAATATCCAGTAAAGAAATTAAAGAAATCAAACGTTACGTAAAGAAGCATCATATCACTGAGCAGAAACATAATTATCCTTCGGTTGTAGCTTTTGACCTTACTTGCCCGTTCCTGGATGATTCCAAAGAAAAAGAAAAATTTCTTATATATCAAGTGAGACCTGAGATATGCAGAGATTTTGTTTGTAATAATCCGAACGGAGCAAGAAAAAATAAGAAGCTTATGCATAAGAAGTATGCATCAGTAGATATGAGAGAAGTATTTTTCGGAGGTAATAGGAATGAACAATAAAGAAATTTTGCAGAAAGCAAAGGAACTGGTTGAACTTCTGGAAAAGCAGGAAAAAACCGGAAATGTTGCATTGTCAACACTGAAACGTGGAGAAGTATTTCAGACCACTGGAAAGCGTAAATACAAGGTTCTGGAACAGTATGGAGATACAACGAAAATTATTTCACTTGATCTGGTGAAAGAAAATGTAAAATTTGGTGATACCTCAGATTACAAAACATCAAAGATAAAGAAACTGTGTGACACTGAAATTCTGAAAGACTTCGAAAAAGAATTCGGGGCAGAAAATATCGAAACACACACAGCAGATATTATCACTGCGGATGGACAGAAATTAGGGACTGTTGATTGTAAAATTCGACCGATTACGTTTGATGAAGCACGAGAATACACAGATATTACACCGAACAATGATCTGAACGATTGGTATTGGACATTATCGCCATGGTCAACGAAAGAACGTGGATGGGAGAAAGCCTTTGCCGTTGTTTCCCCTTCGGGCGGTGTCCACGACAACGGTTACTACAACGAAAATGGTGTTCGCCCAGTTTGTATCTTAAAATCTAATATCTTTGTATCTAAGGCGGAGGAATGATTATGAAGAAAAATCTGAAATATTTTGAGGATGAATTATCACGATTAAGTAAAGAGTTCACGGAATTCAAGAAAAAGCACATCGGAAAGCCGGAAATCGGAAAAGCTATTGAACTTGCAGGCATGGAATGGCTGATTCTGGATAATACAGAAAAAGGATATTTTGCCATTTTGAATGGATTTGATGGAAAAGAAAGAGCATTTGATTCAGATTCAAATAACTGGATTTTAAGTAAACTGAGAAATGAGTTAAATACTCGTTTTCTTAAAAAAATTACTGACGAGTTTGGAGAAGATGCAGTTATTGAGTTTGATCGAGATTTGCTTTCTTTGGACGGTCAGACAGAATATGGACATTGTAAAGATAAGATTTCGATTTTGACGATGGACGAATACCGAAAATACAGAAAATTCCTTCCAAATATGGATAAATGGTGGTGGCTGCTTACTCCATGGAGTATACCAGCAAATGATTACAGTACAACAATTGCCATTGTTTCCCCTTCGGGCTATATCTGCGGCAACGTTTGCCGCAGCGTTAATGGTGTTCGCCCAGTTTGTATCTTTTCTTCTTCAATCTTTGAATCAGGAAATGATGATTGATGGCAAATGAAGATTTAAAGGTAATTCCATAGTCTGGATTTGTATATTGAAAGGAGAATGAAGTGAGATTAATTAGTCAGACAGGAGATATTGATGTGCCATATGAGAGCAGTGCTATTGCTCGTGCAGATGGACTGATTGTTGCTTACTCCGTGAATTACGATTCTAAGAGAATTGTTATGGGAATGTGCTCTACGGAAGAAAAAGCTAAGAAAGTCATGAAAATGTTGCATAACACATATACTGGAGCATTCTTTTCGCGGAACATCGAATTTCCAGAAGATGATATAAAAAAGCTGATTTATATGGCATCGACAAAAGGTTTTGGAATCATTAAAACCAGTATGGATGGTTCCGAAATGAAATTCGAACCGGCAAACATCGTGTTTAGATTCCCGGAGGATGATGAAGTATGAAAGAGATAGGAAGAAAGAAAATAAATTGGGATTCCATTATAACTGTAGAATTATCACTGAAAGAACTTCAACTGATAAAGGATTCTTTAGGAAAAACCGGTTATGGAACTATAAAGGAATTATGGTATCCAGGAAATCCGCCATATATACAGCCAGATAAAGAAGCCCTTATAAATGCTGCTGAATCAATCTTAAACAGCTATAAATGAAAGCGAGTGATGATATGAAGAGAGTAGATAGCAAGAAGGACTGGGAACAGATAATAACCATTGAACTTCCACTGAAACAGCTCAAATTAATACGAGACAGCATGTGCAAAGTAAGTTATGCGGAGTTAGAGAGTCTAAATAGAGGGAAGGACATACCATATGCCTATTCCGATTTAGAGAAAGCCATAGATGAAGTTGAAAATATCTTAGAAGCATAAATGCAATGCACAGAAAGCGAGGTGATGCCATTTGTTCATGCGAGTAATTTCAACAGGTAGTACCAAAGGAAATTGTTACGCTTTGCAGTCAAGTACAGGCGAGATTATTATTCTTGACTGTGGTTGCAACTACAAGAAAATTCTTAGAGGGATTGACTACCAGATAAGAAATGTTTCTGGCGTACTTCTCTCCCATGAACACGGAGATCACACCGAAGCATTCAAGGAAATAATGAATGCAGGCATTCAGATTTACACCAATGACGAGACAGTTGAGGACATGAACATTAGAACAGGTGAACTGATGAAAGGTGTTCCAGAAAGACATCCATTTAGAGTTGGTTCGTTTAACGTGATTCCATTTGAATTGCCACATACAACATATGATAAGGAAACAAATCAGCTTGTACCTTGCTCAAACTATGGATATCTGGTGGATCACAATGAAATGGGGAAGCTTCTGTATATTACTGATTTTGAGTACAGTAAATATAATTTCCAGAAAATGAACATACATCATATGGTAATTGAATGCAACTACTGTGAAGAATTGGTGGACAAAACAGAAGCTAACTACAGCCATAGATTAAAAGGACATTGTTCTTTGTCAACTTGTAAGCAATTCATTAAGCAAAATCGTACAGAATCGCTTCGAACGGTAACGCTGGTACATTTGAGTGGACATGCATCTGATGCCCGTAAAATACAAAAAGAAATACAGGAAGTCGCAGGAGACAATGTTCTGGTTCAGATTGGACGGGCTGGACTGGAAGTTGACTTGAATTTATGCCCGTTCTGAAAGGAGATAGGATGACAAATTTTAAAAATTGGAAAGAGGTTACGAAAGGACTTTACAGATACGTTGTTGCAGCAAATGTCGCATATGAAATTCACATCAAATATTGGGACATGGACACAGACATTTTAAGTGCGAATGCAAGTCTATACATTGTTGGTGATTGGCGTTCGAAAGATGAAAAAAATATAAGAGAAAGAGAGTGCTTGCTTGAATCTGCGCCTGTGATGGCTTGTTTAGGAAAAGCAGAAGAAGATAATATTGAGAACAACGCTGAGTCTTAAGAAAGGGGTGCATCATGAAAGAGATGACAGATTGTAGCAAATGCAGGTTTCGTAACTGCTGTACGTTAGCATGGGATTACGGTTCACTTTACTGCAATGATTATGAGGAGGAAGATACATGAAAATTTTCTTAAAAGTGCTGGAAAAGTTAAAGAAAAAACAGCCTTCAAGCAAAATTACAGACGCATATCTCGGATGCCAATACGATAAGGGCTGGAATGATGCAATCGAGAAGGTTGAGAAACTGATTAATTCCTATGGTTTATCTGATATGTGGATTCCAGTAGACGTGAAACTGCCGCCGGAACCAAAACCTAATCATAATTTTAAAGGAGACATATATTTGATTGCTACCGAAAAAGGAACAATTCCATTCAGAGCAATGTGGAATGGAGAATATTTTACAGACGGTTTCGAAAAATTGAAAGTAATTGCATGGATGCCTTTGCCAGCTATGCCAGAACCGTACAAGGAGAACAAACATGAATAAAGTAATTTTGATCGGACGTTTGGTAAAAGACCCAGAAATACGAATGGGAACAAACAATATAACAATTGCCAGATACACACTTGCAGTTGAGAGACAGTATCGCAAAAACAATGAACGTACATCAGACTTCATAAATTGCGTTGCACTTGGAAAAAATGGTGAGTTTGCCGAAAAGTACTTGCATAAAGGCATGAAAATTGCGATTGTCGGCTCATGGCAGACTGGAAATTACACTGACAAGGACGGAAAGAAAGTCTACACAAATGATTGCCTTGTGGAAACACATGAGTTTGCGGAAAGCAAGAAGAACCAGCCAGAAGAACAGTCGCAGCCACCAGTTCCAAATCCAGAACAGGACACAAGTGGATTCATGGATATGCCGTCAATTATGGATGACGAACTTCCGTTTAATTAAGGAGTGATGAAATGAAACCAGTTTTAGAAACAAAATCTACATACAAAGGTTATCCATATGTAGTTCTGTTTATGCCTGGAGCATACAGATGCGGATATGTTGGAGTACCTTACAACCATAAGTTAGCAAAGAAGGATGTTGATAAGTTAAGTCATCTTAAATGCCATGGTGGAGTTACTTACGCAGAACCATATTTATATGAATGCAATGATGACAATACATGGTGGATTGGATTTGATTGCGGTCATTGCTTTGACGGGTATGATGTTGACGCAGCAAAACAGTATTTTGGAGATGACCCAGACTTTAAAAGACTTTTTCATACAATGGAAAACTTCTGGAGAGAGTCGAGCAAAGATTTCGGCTTCGAAACGGATTTCAAAATCTGTTCACTTGCTTATGTCAAAGATGAGTGTAAGAAACTCATTGACCAGATTGAAAAGGAGTGATGCCTAGTGGATTATAAAAAATTTCGTCAGGCCAAGGCTATCGAAGTGAGTAACAAGAAAAGGCTTTTAAAAGTTAATCCGGATTTAGATAACAAAAGCGGTATTTATTTCTTAACCAGAGTAGATGAAAACGGAATCCCATTCTTTTATATCGGGCAAGCAGTACATATAATTCAGAGGATGTGTTCACATCTCACTGGATATCAGCACATTGACTTGTCCATAAAGAAAAGAGGATTCTACAGTGAAGATAATCCTTTTGGATGGAAAATTAATTTCATTCATTATCCGGTAGAACAGCTTGATAAAATGGAGCAGTTCTGGATTCTGGAATATACAAAGAAAGGTTATCAATGCAGATACAACAAGACATCTGGAAGCCAAGGCGAGGGGAAAGAAAAGATTAATGAATTCAAACCAGCTAAAGGCTATAGAGATGGAATCAAGCAAGGAAAAACAACCCTTGCAAGAGAATTAAAGCATATCATTGATACTCACTTAGAAGTATCAATCAAACCGGAGAAATCAAACAACAAGGTGTCTATAAAGGCACTTGAGAAATTCAATAATCTTCTTGATGAAGAATCTTACAAATGATAAAGCTGCCGGTTCTGGCAGACAAAATCCCAAATAATTACAACTAAATATGCGCACGCCCTCTGGGTTTGGACTGATTCATGCAACTTCCTTGGCATATGATCGCGATCTGAACCCAGAGGTTAAAAGAAATGAGGTAACTATGGTAAGTAAATATAACACCGAAAGAAAGTATCTCGAGGGACAAGAGAACAGAAAAGAAATTTATCTGTTTCTTATCAGATATTTTACAAAATATGGATACGCACCGTCATTTAAAGAAATTTCCGAAAGCCTTGGCATATCAAAAGCAACTGTGCAACGACATATGAGGCAGCTCGAACTTGATGGCTTGATTGCTACTGCGCATCCGAATACTCCGCGAGCGTTTCACCTTGTTGGATATGAATATCAAAAGGTGGCAGAAGTATGAGAATATACAGTGTTTTCGAGAATGAACAATGGATTGGCGATATGACCGCTGATGATATTTCGCAAATGCTAAAATGCTCCAGACAAGAAGTTTTGAATGCGGTTTCATCCGCAAAACTGATTAACGAAAAATACGCAGTTGTCTATGATGGCGATAATACCGTGACCGGAACCACACCATTAGACAGGAAACTTCTGAAAGAATTTGTTCTAATCACAAACCAGTTGAAAGGGATGATGGGAGTATGAACAGGGCAGAGAGAAGAAGACAGCAGAAAGCGGCTGAAAAGTCACGGAATCCAATTCCATACAATTTTAGTAATTACAGTTTGGAACAGATTTCCAAAACGACAGGTGCAAGAGTTGAAACACTAAAACTGTACTTGAAGCAACGTGAAGATGAAATACGCAAGGAAATATCGGAAGAACTTATTTCAGAATCACAAGAAAAGCTATGGAAAGCAGAGGATTATATCGCAGTTGCAAATGTTCTTATCAGTTTGTTTGCAATTAAGAAAACATGGGGATTTACAAAATCCAATCAGAGATTCTTAGAAAACCTAAACTCTGCCAAAGAACACATTGAAGAAGTTGGAATTGAAAAAGCATACCAGGAAGCAAAAGAAACAATGGGAATTAAACTTGAATTTGATTCCATAAATATAAATAAAGAATTTGGATTTGGAGAAAGAGAGGACTAATCATGACAGAGAATTGCAATGAAAACTGTATTGAATGGATCAAAGGAAGCGAGTTTGCAGGAGTTACCGCTTCTGAAATTGCATTTAAAAATCAAGTTCTTGAACTTGCGAAGAAGAGGCCAGAAGACGTTAAGATTATTGCCATGAATAATGACGGATCCATATATGCTCATGTTCCAAGAAAATATGTAAAATTACATGCACCACGGATTCTGACAGAAGAGCAGAGAGCCGAACTGGTGGAACGTGGCAAGAATATGTCGAGAAATAAATCAATTGATTACGAAGAAACGTCAGATTTCGATTCTGGTGATGATAACGAGGAAATGTTCACGTTTTAATGAAAGGCGGTTTTAAAGAAAATGAGTAAAGTAAAATCTTATGGATTAAAAGCATATGTATCTAATGCATTCGATTTGCATGTTGGAAAAAGAATTAAATACTCAGAAAGTGGCGAGGACGGAATAGAACATATATACGAAGTAAAACAGTTGTTTCCGTTTTGCATTTTATTGGAAGATATTTTTGATCACACAAAGATTTGCCCTTGTT